TCACCGTTCACCATCTCAAAAGAGACACCGTGACTGACCTGCTCTCCGTTGTTCAACACATCGTAGGCATCGTACTGCTTTGCGATCTCGTTCCGCATACCAGACATAGTTCGGTTTTCAGTCGTGCGGTGAAAACAGATGCGATCTTCCTTGATCGTGCCATAGTAAGGAGCATCCCACTCCTCACAGTGATCTGACAGACGGAAGTCGATATCATCGACCACAGTCTCGCCAACAGAATACTCTTCAAAGTACTCCGACTTGCTGGTGCAAGAGGCTTCAACACGAGCCCACCACTCAGGAGACATATTCTCCTCAATGGTGCAGTTAAAGATATAGGTGTTGCCAAACTTTGGTTTCCAGTACTGCGGGCACTCGCCCTTGCCGTCCCAATCGTGGGCGCCATAGTTTTCCATGTGTTGTGTTTGAATAATGGCTTTCATTTTATTTCTCCCAAAATTTGTGAGATGAGATGTCCCACTTTTCTTCGACAGGTTTCCCATACTCATCTTCATCAACGCAGATGTAGGCAACGGTCTTCAGTATCCGAGCGTAACGGAACCCATCAAGGGTCCAGAGTTTGTGGGGAAAGTCTTGAGCAAACTCAAGGTCTGTATTGCGTGAATACTCATGATAACCACCGACTGAACGCTCACGGAAACACCCTACTGTATTCGGATAATCTTCCCATTTCGCCATTCCCATATCACTCTCACTCTCTCAACTCAATTTAGACTACCATTATAAGCCATTTTGAAGCAAATGTCAAATTTTTCTGCCTCTGTAAGTCATTGATTTGTAAGGAAAAGTAAAAAAAGTTGAAATAATTTCACGCGGATGGGCGATATTTGTCGTAAAATCGACCCCATTGCCAGTCCTCTGGTATCTCAGAGTCCGCCCTGACAAGGTGCATCCTGCCATCTGGTTCGACACACCATCGCATCTTTGGTCTCTCATACGCACGCTGGCGAATCTTGGCGATGGTTTCTGGGCGGTGTTTCCGGCCATACATTGGGTTGAATTCACCACGCCGAGTTCCGGTCATCGTCTCGGAAATCTTGCGTTTGTGATCCTCTTTCAATCCACCCTTGGCGGGGTGTTTGTCACCCAGTTTTGCCTGTCGTATGCGTTCCCGTCCTTCTGGTGTATGCCATGAAGTTCTATCTCTACACTTATCCACGATAGGCAGATTGCGTTTGTTATATGTTATGACGTACTCTCGCACACCCTCAACCGTTGATTGTTTGATAATCAATTCTCTGGGTTTGGGTACAAGTTGAAGAGTGTTTTCATCTACAATCCAAAACTCTTCTCTGCACTGGAATAGAAAAAATCTACTTGCTCTAGTCATTTGATGGAATACCTCAACACCTTTTCGTTGTTGAGACTTTTTGGTAGTGAATACTTGTCAAGGTCTATATTTCCGATTGGCCACCTGTTCAACATTTTATCAGGGCAGTGCTTACTATGCCACTGATTAAACTCGGTACTCCGCAATATTTGATTGTAGTGTTTGTCCACATCGATCATAATGTTTGGAGTCATGAATGCATTTCCAGTGATGTCATCATTGGTTGGATCATCGCCATCCAAGTAACAACACACCAAGTCTTTGCCTAAGATGTCATTCGATAACCAAACGTTAAAGTCTGTTTTCTCCGCTCGGTGGTCAAACATATCAAACTCAGGCCTTATCCGATGAAAGAATAAGGAGTCATCATCAGAATTAAAATTGGCACTGGTGTATATTATATTGTGGCAAACACCCCTGTATTTGTTTCTAAGAGGCAAACTGTCCCAAGAAACAAAAGTCTCCAACAAGTGTACTGACTGATTGATATCATGTACTCTTTCATCCAGCAGAGGATCATCTGATTCATTGTTTTTCAAAAAACATTGAGTAGTGAATTCTCTGTGCAGGATATTCAAATCCGATTGGCGTATGTCAACCTTTGCGTTCCATGTGTACTTCACTCTATTAAAAGCATCAAAGGCAAGAGTCCAATCATACTGTGGTATATTGTCTCTACAATACTCTAGGGCCCGCTCCAATTTCTCTATAATCTTGACAATCCTTTCCCTAGACACCTTGACATGTCCTTGATATGGTGACCAACTAGAAACTTGAAAGTCTTTACTGAGAACCTTGTGACGTTTTCCTCGGAATTGACTTATCTTTTTCATGTACACGGACCACTTCTTCGCAAATTCAGTATCTAATACATCTATTACGAATCTAGAAGTGGTTGTGGTGACATCAATCTGCATTTAAATGCGGGGAACGGTATCTTTCAGTCTGACCAGCATCTCTAGCTTATCGTCATACTCTGCCGCACGGCTAAGTTCTTCTTCGATTGTGGCCAATATATCTGGATGTTCAGCAACACCAACTCCATTCTCCATGAGAATTTTTGCGTTGGTCAAATGTTTTTCTCTCATAGATTCAAACAATGCTTGGAGAGTACGAGTAATTTGTTCTTTCATTTTGATACCTTCTTCTTTTTCGGTGTCTTTTTCTTAGTCTTGACAGGTTTGTTGTACCCAGTGATACCCAGAGGTTCCATCAGTTTTTCCAACTTGGGATACAGGGACAACAAAACGGCGTCCTTCACCGCAGTGAGCACCTTCGCCTCATTTGCGTGAACACCTTCAAGAATCTGCAACCAGTTCATTTCACGTTTCCAATCTGGCAATTTGTTCATGTTGCTTGCGGGATCAAAAAACTGTGAGATGCGGCGCCACTCCAACTGAATAGATGTCTCGCCCATACCTTCTGGGATATCTTCCTTGAGTTTAATATTCTCTGGTTGGCCCTCTGGCAAGTTCCACTCTACCTTTTCGGCACCAACTCCGATGCGTACAAGTGGCACTAGAGTCTGATTAGTACCGGCCCATTGTTTGAGTCTTGATACCTGTTCATCAACTGACTCACCCTTCAATACCCAATCAAACCCCTCGTCGGTTTGTCTAAATTTCATTTCAAAATTCCTCTGCTTTATCCATCAAACGATGTAAATTAAACTTACTGAAATACTTATGCACATCGCCACGACCTTTATTTTGTTGTAGTTCGTACTGTGCTACGATTTCATCTTGAATGTTCTGTGGTGTCTGTGATAAGTCAACCATAGTTCGGTTGCGAATGTATCCCTCCACCATGTCACCAGTAACCCACTCTTCTGGTTTCTGTGTCTTCCACTCTGCAATGAGAGTTTTGCGAATGGGTCTCTGTCTGTTGCCATTCACAAACACATCATCATCACTGAGAATGTTGGGCACACCATCACCCTTGTCACCAGCGATGATGTGTTCCATTAGAATTTCCTGTGCCGTAGAAGTGATCTCCACAAACTTTTTGCGGATAGGTGACCACTGTTTGACGTTCTCCCACTTCTGCAACTGTTGAAAGTCATGGTCAGCAGAGACGACCAAGAAAGGTTTTGGTTCTTGGAATAATGAGTGTTCGGTTAGATCGTTTGTCTGACTGTAAGCAGCAAGTGTACCGATCACATCATCTGCCTCTGCACCTGTTACATCAATAACAGGGTAGGGCATAAACTCATCAAGTTCCGACTTCACCTGACCCAGACAATCAAAGATAGTGTTCCAATCGTAACCACTGGCCTCTCGCGTTTTTTTGCGGCTTGCTTTGTAGTTTGGGAACACTTCTCTGCGCCAGTACCGGCGATTGTCACAGGCTATGACAACCTCACCAAACTCCTCACCCCACTTGGTTCGGTAACTCAGTATGGTACTCAAAATCATGTGGCGAATCAGATCAAAATCTACGTCACTCGTTTTTCTTTTATTCATCTCAGCCATCAGGTTACTGATACTGATCTGATTATAATCAACTAATATCATCTTCTGTTCCCCATACAATTCCAAGATCGGGATAGTATGTGTACTTCTCCCGTTTTGGATTTCCATCCTTGTCATATGCCATAGCCACACAGTGTCGAATCATTCTCTTTTCCATGTTCGCACCGTAGTAGTCTGACGCCCAATCACCATTCTTTAGGTAACCTTCCATCAATGCAATGTATCCTTTGATCTTTGCATCTTCGGCAATGGCGCCCTTATGGTTTGTCCTTATTTGTTGTCGGATCGCAGGCAACTTGTCACGGTTCTCTTTGATCCACGACTTCACCGTTTGAAAAGACAGGGGATTGTCTTCGGGCAAAGCAAGGACATCTGGGTGGATGTTTTTGTATGTGGGTGGGTTGGATTTGGCACGTTTCTCTCGCGCCAACTTGAGACGTTCCGCAGCTGCGGCACGTTGTTCTTCGGTCATAGG